GCCATAAACATTTTTTGTACATCATTTCTTGGTGTTGTGTTTCCATCGTATCCGTTTGCTGTGAATCCTGATCTGTCTGTGAGTACGATTCTTCCATCCTCATTGCGTCCAAAAATGATGGCGGGAGACCCATCCCATTTGAGTGTGACATCTTCTACTCCTTTTTCTAGTTTCTCAAGGCTATTCAATACACGGATTGCACCTGCACTTCCGTCATAAAATAAAAAATCTTCTGCATGCTGTATCCTAGCATCTTCTGTCAACATTTTACGTTGAATGTTTTTAAATTCTACAAATCTCATAACATCCTCGTACTGTTTAACAACATTCCGCTAAGTTCTTTTATTCTATTAAGATGTTTATCTTCTAATGTTTGATAACTTTCCGGCAAGCCTTTACCTTGTTTTTGCATAGTATCTAACCAAGGAGCAATTAATTCATCAAAGTTTGGATCATTTCTTAAAAATTCAATCATACTTTCTACTGTATAGGTATCCTTTTCAGTAGCACCTGGTCCTAATAGTATAGGAGCAATTTCGCTCCAATCGTTAGCAATTACAGTATCTCCGTTATTTGGATCTACCACACCTTTGGTAGGACTAAATTTAAAGCCTCGTCCACGTGCAAGACTCGAAAGTAATATAGCTCTGTCTGCTCCTGTATAATTTTCTGTACCTCCACGCTTGGCGCCCTTTTGTAACTTTGGATTGTCTGTAAGCATAAAATCAGTCTGTACAAATCCATTGTCAGGATTACCCCTAATTGGAGTTCTAAAATGAATTTGTAGTCCTGCGTTTGCTACCCATCCTTGAGTGTAGGTTCTACCTTTGTTCATAATTTCTAGATCAGGGATGCCTTGTTTTTTACACCAAGCAACTAATTTATTAATTATTTCTTCTTTAGATACTTTTGTTGTGTCAGTGTTGAGATCTAAGTCACCAGATGAATTTTTCTCAAACGACCCATCTGGATCTTCTTTTTGTCCAGTAGTTCCTAACATGTCATCATCGATAAAATCAAATCCAAATGTTTGATTAATCCAATCTACAGTTGGTCTTACATCTGTAGTGGCTATTCTTTGGGTGATAGGACCTTCGTCATTCTTAAAAACATTGCCGCCTTCTTTAAGTATCATTTTTACTCTCAATAATTTTTGTTATCGCACGTTTGAACTTTCTTGGATCGCCAGTCCTAATGCTATTAATAAACCTACGTTCAAGTTCAGAAGCTGTTTCAACATCGTAATTTTTGTTTATTGTATTCAAAAGATTAATACTACTTTCGATAATGTTGTTCGCAGTAGTTTCTATCAATAGATCGCTATGCGATGTAGTACCTATATTAGAAAGCTCTTGCAGTATACTTCTAGTGCGTTTTTTCATTGTACAACTCCGTACTTGTATTTAGTGTAAAATAAATAAGTGTGTATACAACAAGGAGGGTGCTATGTCGATAGCTAATATGAATTTCAAAGAAAGATCCTTACTTTTTGCCAAACTTGCTAAGATTGCTTATTATACAGAAAAAAAAGCAACAAGTCAAGCAAAAAAATTAGGTTTTACAACAACAGAATTTTACAATAGAGATGGTGCACAAGCATATAGATTTATGAATACCAAAGATATTGTAATTGCATGTCGTGGTACTGAACCTACTGAATGGAACGACATAGCGGCAGATCTCAAAGCTATACCAGTAATGGCTGAAACTGTAAGCAGAGTCCATAAAGGATTTAAAGAAGAAGTAGACGAATTATGGCCAATGGTGCTTGAAGATCTACAACGAAAAACAAATCAAAGTAAGACAATATGGTTTTGTGGACATAGTTTAGGTGCCGCAATGGCAACAATAATGGCAAGTCGTTGCCATCTTTACCCAAGCATTAAACCTGTAGAAGAACTCTATACATTCGGTTCTCCTAAGGTTGGATGGCCTGGCTACGTAAGATCTTTGGCTGTTGAACACCATCGTTGGCGTAACAACAATGATATCGTTACGAAAGTTCCTTTATGGATAATGGGCTATAGACATCACGGCACATTGCACTACATTACAAGCGATAGTAAAGTAGGTAAGCCAGGCTTTGTAGACTGGTGCAAAGGAATGTGGGATGGAATCAAAAACAAAAAGTTTGACTCCATCGGTGATCATGATATCCAAGCATACCATGATCAGATAGAAAAAGCACTTTAGTAATATGGATTATTAAAGTTTGGATCGTCCATTCCGTCTACTGCTGTAACTTCAGGCACATAATGCTTCAACATGTTTTCAACACCCATTTTTAATGTTATAGTACTGCTGGCACATCCTGAACAAGATCCTTGAAGTAAAACCAAAACTCTTCCTGACTCCTCATCAAAGTCCTCTAACCTAATGTAGCCTCCATGTTGAGCTACAGCTGGTTGTATAGATTCATCTATAATATGATTAATTTGCTCTAATATTTCTTCTTTTGTACGTTCCATACTACTATTTATTGGCTCTGGGGGAAGGACTCGAACCTTCACGATAAATATTTTGCAGAAAATCTATCACACGATAAACCGTCGTGCGTGTCTACCAATTCCACCACCCCAGAATATTTTATGCCGCGCCTTTGAAAGCAGATTGATTATGCACAGGATCTTGTTGTTGCATAACCATTTGATCTGTTGCCGCTGTTTTATCAAGTGCCGCAATCATTCTAGTCATACCAATACCTCCACCTACTCTTGGAAAGAAATCAAATTCTAAAAACTTTTCAAGTTCTGCTTCAACACGTTCTTTTGTGAATAAGTCGTATAGTAATTCACTATATGCACCATCTGTAATTGTATGAAATGTATCACGCATCTGATCTACATCTGTTGAACGTTCTGCTGATCCTATTGTTTCCATACCGCCTAAGATAACATCTATTTTTTTACTAGTGCCTCCGCCTTCATGTCTGCTCATATTCCAGAATGGAGATGTCATTTCAGGAAAGTCTGTGATCATTGTACTAATATATTCTTCGTGCATTTTAGTTTCATGTTCAGCAGTTAGTTCTTCTGTGTATGCAATATCATAATGCTCTTGCCATTCTCTATATGTCTTCTCCATTGCTACTGGCATGCCTAAGTATTCGCATAGTTCATATTCCATTGCTTTGAGATCGTTAATATCTCCTGGCATTTCAAATTCAAACATTGGAAATATTATATCGTGTCTGCCTGGAATCGCATTAGGTTCTTGTCTATAGGAAGTGGAGACACAAAAAAAGCCCTTACTATCGGGCTTGCTTAGGAGTTCGTGTTCTAACCACATTTGGCCTGTCTGCGGCAACGGCCAAACCTGACCTGCGTAGTTGTATGTTGCTACATTGAATGGATCTTCGCATGCGGCAAGTATGCTTAGTCTATTTTGTGTATGGACTTCTAAAAATCCTTTGTCCAAAAAAAATGACCTTAAAAGGCCAACTGTATCTGTAAATTTTTGTGGGTTTATTAATTGCGTCATTTGTTTTTTTCCTTTTCTTAAATTCAACCTAAAAAAAATTTGCCCAAAAAAAAATTGAGCAGTTTACTTCATTGTGTTATTTATCATTTGGTGTAAAACTTTCATTATAATCGAGAGCCGCTTCCAGTACAGTCATAGATCTATCTGCACTAAGTTGAGCACTCCTAACAGTAGCATGAGTGTCTTTAGGTAGGCAGTGTCCTCCGAACCCACGTTCTTCAGTTACGTGACTGTGACTGTCTCCTATCCTGCTATCAGCTGTAATTAACTGTCTAACTCTTTCAAAGTCTACTCCTTCACCTACGCAATAATCATAAACTTGATTAAAGAAAGTTACCTTTAAAGCAAGATAACTATTCCTTAGTTGTTTTGTTAATATTAATTCTTCGGGACTTGCAATGTCAACATTTATACGTCCTTTTGCATTTACAAACAAGTCACTCCAAAAGTTTACACTAGCTCCTCCAAACAAATAATCTTTCTTTTCTAATGCATCTTGTCTCCAATGTGCGGCTCTGAGAAATTCAGGGCTGAAAGTTATGTCTTTATTTTTACAATCACTTATGAGCCTCCAACCTTCTGGACTGATAGTGCTTTTAATCAGATACGGAACATCAGGTCCGTTGTTTATTACATCAATAACATTAGACACGTCACATGTTTTCATAAGTTTATGCGAAGGTGTGCTTACGCATATAATGATTGCATCCGCATGATTTAGGTCACCATAATGTCCTTTAATTGGATCGCTTATAATAATATCGTGTTGCTCGTTAAATATAATTTCATGTGCTTGGCCCACATAGCCATAGCCTGCTATTCCTATCTTCATTTTATTTTATCCCATATCCATTCATGACAGTAAAACATAACACTTCCAGCAGGAATACTAGCAAGTGATAATCCTAGTGTGTACCATAAGTCACCTCCTGTCACTAAGGCATAGCTCATAAACCAAGCCAGGCCTAGAAGTTGCCATGTACAGGTTTTTATTATTCTTCTATATTTCATTACGCATAATACATTGCTTTAAGTGTTATAGGATTAGACCCTGTTGCATGTCCGGCTATCTTTGTATGACAATCTCCTCCTATACCTTTTAGAAATGCTCTTTCAACTTGACCTTGTGCAAATGTTTTTGAATGATTTGCCTTGCTTACAATATCTATAGTTGCTTTATCATCAACCCTAGTCTGTAGTGCTATTATTCCTTGACCAACTGCTGGCACAATAGGTAACTTAATTGTAGTTCTTCTTATATCCAATGCTTGTAATCCTGCTTCTGCAAGTACAATAGCATCATATTCTCCGTTGTCAAGTTTTTCTAATCTTGTATCTATGTTTCCCCTAATAGGTTTTATCTGTATATCCAAACTGGAATACAAATCTAATAGTTGTGCTTTTCTTCTCGGGCTACTGGTGCCTATAGTGCAGTTCATTTTTATTTTTCCAATCAGCACATCGTAAGGACTATTCCTTTTAAGCATCGCACTTATCGATAGTCCATCTGTTTCTTCTCCAGGCATATCCTTAAGACTGTGTACTGCTACATCTATGTTATTATTCAATAGTTCTTGTTCTATTGTGCTACAGAATACTCCTTTGCCACCCATCTCATATATAGGTGTTGTTTGATCTATATCACCAGGAGTTTTTACTACCACAACTTCTGCGTCGCAATCCAAGGATTGTATAGCTTGATTAGTATATGCTAATGCTAATTTACTTCCTCTTGTACCTATTCTAAGTGTCATCTGTGTCTTTCTTTAATCTAAAAATAGTATCACAGTATCCGCAAACAACTTCACCTCCGTCTGGAATACTATAGTAAACTTTAGGATGATCCATGTGTTCGCCCATGCACCAAACCCGAGTTGAATCACTGTATATTACTCGTTCTTCAAAACCGTCTGGTCTTTTTCCGTGTCCTTGATCTATATATTCTTTCATTGTTCAAGTTTATCAGGCATAGTAAATAAAGCCCTCACTCCTGATCTATCTTCGGGCTGTATTCTAGCAAAGGCTACCCACTTTGGATTGTAGTCAAAAGACATTGTGCGATAATGTTCATTACAATATTCTTTAAAACTTGTACCAGTAGTATATACATCGTCAACTATCATTGGTGGGCCTTCGGTGGCATAAGGTTTTAATGCTTCTGCTAGAGGTATGCCTCCTCTAGGTATGCCTTCAACTGACCCAAAAGGTCTTGTTTCATAGTCCATAATCATGCGAGCTATTCCATCCCAATCATCTTTTGTAAGAGCATCGCATTCTATCTTCCAAGTCAGCGGTAGTCCTGCGTGACTTGTAAAGTTTATTTTTTGAAATAATGTCATTCTTTTCCTAGTATTGTTAATATTTTTTGTTGTTCTCGTTTTTTTATAAATTCATCTTCACCTTCATAGGTTGAACATTTTGCTATTTCATCTTCTACAAACCAAAGTATTTCGTACAAATCTTTTTTACAACCCCAAGTCACAAACCCATCCATATATCTATCATTAGCCGCAAATGTTATTTTACGTATTGTATTGCATATATCTGCCTTATCCCAATCTTGTATCATAATAGTAGTTATACGTAATTTTGTGTGCCAGTCATGAAAAAAGGCAGTGCGTCGGTCACTGCCCTTAATCTTATAATCCGTTAGGAACTATAACATAATGTATAGCAAGTACAACGCCCACTGACGCACCCAAACCTATCATCATTTTTATAAAGTCTTTGGTAATCAACGGAAATACAGTTTTAAACTTTTCTTTACCAAACACTGTTGCCATAGCTAATTCTCTACCACAAAGCAAACCTACGAACACCCATGTAGTTGACATAGGAATATCATTAAGTTCTTTGAAGAACAATAGTATTAGAAAGTATACACAATCAATAATAGTAGCTGACCTTACATATCTTGTATTATGTTTCTCTAATACAATCTTTTGTATCTTACCTCCGCCTTCTCTAAACATATAAGCAAGTCCTGCAACAAAAACTAGACTAATTAGAATCATTAAATCCCAAGGTATCTCTCTAGGTAGGAATACCGCAATGTTTGCCATGTCATGTGACAACCAAGTAAACCATAAAAATGCTGTCGTGAACCATTGTCCTATACGCCAATACTTTTTGTGTTCTTCTTTAACTGGCTTTGCTTCGTCTAGTATTCTGCTTACAACAATCCAAATTACATAAGCCGCCACAGCCGCAACTGCATAGCCCATCATAGATTTTACAAGCATCTTCTCTAGTACAAATGTACTAGCAAAGGCACTTAAAACTAAAAAAGAAGTACTAACTGGTACTCCTATACGTGTAAGTATTAATAATAGTCCTGGTGCCATAGCATGGTACCATTGTATTTCTTGGAACGGTATTTTGTTTAATCTACCATAACTGATGTCGCCACCGTTAGTATACCAACCATACCAAAGTGTATACAGTAAAACGGCACTAGCCGCTCCCCACATAACTTTCCAATTGAATCTCTCATTGTTTGATGCGATCCATGTACCGAGAGTTTGTACTGAATCGTTAGCTATAACTGAGTAACCTGCAAATAGGAAACCTACGGCCATCCATAGGGTGAGTGCATCCATTTTTTATCTCCTCTGCTTGATGTCTTTACCACATCGCTCACATATTAAGACCAGGCTCGACGTTGCCTGGCTGGGACATTATGTCCGCAATTATTTATAATGTAACATACGTTTCTAATAAAGTCAAGAACTTTGGATGTCAACATTAGGTTGATGGACCCATGCAAAAATAGCATGACAGCCTTTACAAAAAAAAGGTAGACTTTTTAATAGTAATGTAGTAAGTTTATATAAATAAGATTGAACGCAATGTTCAAGAGCGTCTTCAGCTCAGAAAAAATGAAGGGCATAACCCATGCCATACAAGTGGTACCAAAATTCTAGGGTACCGTGGTAGCGCCGGGAGAGACCGGGGTTGTAATACCTCAAATTACACACATATACACATAGAAGGAGACAGCAGGATGACTGCACTAGCGATAAGAACGGCCACTTGGGTTGGCCTACCAGGGATTGCAAACTGGTTTAAAAACCTAAATCAAAAACTACATCAACGTAGACAAGCCCGTAAAACTTACAATGAACTTTCAAGACTTACTGACTGGGAACTAAGAGATCTTGGTATTGGTAGATCAGATATTCGTAGTATTGCAAACGGCAACTTTCATAGAGAAGAAGCAGAAGCAAATCAAAATTTGAAAGGATGGGTGTAATGACAGCAATAACACAAACCACATGGACATTCACCTGTAAAACTTGTGCAATTATACGTAACATGTTTGTAGGAGCAATAGCCACTATGATTGCAATTACAGAAACAGCCGGGCGTTCAAGAGCGGCCGCTGAACTAACACGCCAAGGCTATCACAAAGAAGCCAAAGCATTGATGTTAGAACTTGAAGAAATGAGGAAACAGTAAAATGTGGCCTTATACAGACGAAGAAGCTGATTTCATTAGCGGAACAAGAAAATAACCAAAAGCGAGCTTAACGGCTCGCTTTATCTATAACTACATTACACAGACAAAAAAGGACAGACAAAATGAAAAAATTATTTTCCATTACAGCCGTATTGGCTACATTAACAACTTCAGTTGCTCTTGCTGAAGATATCTCAATAGACATGTTAAACAAACGTGATGACGGAGCTAAAATGGTTTACTCACAAGATATTGCACGTATCAATGTCGGAGATACCATTACCTGGCTACCAAAGTCAAAAGGACACAATGTTCATTTCATTGCTGGTCCAGAAGGTTGGGAATTGCCTGCCAAAAGTAAAAACAACAAAGAAGTTTCTATTACTTTTGATACACCAGGTGTCTACTTGTACCAATGCACACCACATGCTACTATGGGCATGATTGCAATGGTTGTTGTAGGCGATGACATGTCAAACCTAGACGCCATTAAAAAGATGAAGATCCGTGGCAAGTCTAAAAAGAAAATGAAAGAATTACTAAGTGACCTCTAATGAAATACAAGAGATTAGTAAATAAGATACCGGAATTTTGTATGAGCCATTGGCTCATACGAATTCCATTAATCATTATCTTCTTACAACAAGGTATTGCTAAACTTCCTGTAACAGTAGAAGGAGCAGAGTCGTTTGACTTGCCTTATATTGTTTGGTGGTTTGCGGCTTGGGGTGAAGTAGGTGCTGGATTAGGACTACTAGTTGGTGGTTTGTTTCCTAAAAAGTTTTTTGCAGAACTAGCTGACTTAATTACACGCTTTAGCGGTATTACAATTTGTAGTATTATGACAGGTGTGATATGGGTAGGACAACCTGAAAGTTTAACAGATGTGATTCTGTATGACAATCTACATGTCCTATTATGGGTTGGAGGATTATTTTTCGCTCTTCGTGGAAATAGAACTTGACTTAAATAAATACTTTTGTTATATTAATAACAACTACACAGACACACAGGAGGAAATATCATGTCAGTAGATACAAAATACGGAGAAGCCATCTTTAAACAAACGCAAGAAGTTGCAGAAATGTTTAAAGCGGCGATGCCAAAAATCACAACTAATAAAAACGGATACGAAATAAGAACCAAAGTTCTAGAGATGGCGCAAGGCAATGTGTGGAACGATTACCATGCGAAGTTTGGCGGATGGGAACAAAGTGTAAAACGTGATCCTGAAACTAACGAGATTGTAAGTTCGGTCAAGATGCCGGAAGTGCCAGGAACTGAAGCTGTATTAGAAGCGGCTGAAAAGTTTTACAGTTTCGTAAACGGTAAATAATAACAACAAAAACAATCAAAAAAAGGGCATAGCCCTGTACCATGTAATAGTAAAGTAGAAGCCCTCGGCACTGTTAGTGTCGGGGGTTAAACTTTTGTAGATAATCAGCTTGCTCTTTACCCCATAATGTACCATTAATATCACATCCATTACAAGGTTTGCATTTTTTTCTTTTTCCCTTATATAGGTGATTTCTATAATATCCTATGCTTGAACCTAACCAAATATCTTGAATGCTAGAATGTAACACGTTTCCCAAATTACTTTCTCTAGCCCAATCTTCGCTACAGGTTAAAACATCACCATTCCAATCTATGAACATTTTGTAAAAAGGAATGTAGCAGTTTCTTTGCACAGTTTTGCCTTTGCCTACAAATATATCATTCCTGTTCACAATCTTTAATTCAAACTTTTGTGGATAACAATGTCTAGGTATGATCTGGATATCAATATGCTTTGCCATATCAAATAGCATTTCGCTAATGTCTTCATCATACATGCTAACAGTCAAATGTGTTAGTCCTGCTTTTTTAAATTGTTTGATCTTATCTCTAGTAAGAAAGTCACCGTTGGTGTTTATCTCCAGATAATTTAAAGTTTTTATAGTTGATAGTATTTCTATCTGTTGAATAATATTTTTATGTAGGGTTGGTTCACCAAACCCTACAAATCCTATGCGACCATCATAACCAAAACTGTTACAGTCGTTAGCTATTTTTTCTATAAGATCATTGCTTGTCTTTAAATTTTTATTTGGATAAAGTTCTGGCATGCTCCTTGGACAAAATTCACACACACGATTACATATTTCGATAGGATTAATTTCTATCATTCTTAAAGTGCTTAAAGCAGAGCCACCACTAAAAATAGTTTGCTTTGATCTAACAGTTTCTATTGTAGACATTTTGCTATTTCCATATCACAAAGTGCCATTCTGTTGCCTTTAGTTTTAATTAAGTTTGTTTTTTTAGGTAGCTCTTTAAATAATACAAAGTTAGCATAAGTAGGATTGCATCTAAAATTTGTTTCTAAATATAATTTTGTCTGTTGCATCCTTGCTACATGTTCGGGTATTAATTGTAGTAGAGCTTCTAATATAGGTATCATAAAACTATGTGAAGCACAGCTAGGTCTATGCTTTTGTATAAAACTAATAATTTTTTCTGCACCAATTGCGTAACTAAATCTTAAACCTGCTTGTCCTAAACTTTTGCTAAGTGTTCTTAACACAACAATATTATCTGCAATATCTACCATTGTATCATTATCATGCCAGTCATAATAGGCTTCATCTATTATTACAATCTTATAATATTTTGCTACATCTCTTACTACATCAGAGCTAACAATCTGTCCGTCAATTCCATTAGGTGTTGCCAGATATAAAATTTCTGCGTTAGAAAAATTTTGTGCATGTGGTATACATGTAAATGGTTTGTTCTTTATATTACTAAACACTTCTGGCATACTCCAAGTTGGCGATACGATTGCCATATGATAATTATATTCAAAGAATCTTAGAATCATTTCACCTATGCCGAATCCAATTGCAAGATTTTTAATTGGTCTTTGTTCGTATGCCGACAAAGTTTTATAAAGACTGTATTCATCAGTGTATTGCCTTGTGTCAAAGTTTACACTTCTATATAGATCACGTAGTTTAAAATTTAATTCTGTATCATAGGTCAAGTTATTAGAAAGATCAATCTCAATATCTGTGTATTTTGGTACCTGCCAATTGGGTCTATTATGTATAAATTCTTGCATAAGTATATTTACTATGATTGAACTTTACCGTGGAAAAATTAATCTCAAGGATCCTTTGGTGGCTAAACACGCAGAGGTACACATAAACAAGCGGACACTATTAGATCCAACAAGGCCGCATTATGAAAGAACAGTAGAAAAATTTATCTATTGGTATACTGACCTATCAAGAATAAAATATCCTGTCACTGCTGTCATTGCAGGGAAACAATTACTAGGTATACATCCAGGCACATCTAGAGTTATCGCACAATATTTGAAAGGTGTTAAATTTGTAGATTGTATAGCAATGGTAATTATACATCAAGATAGTAGAACTACACTACAACACATAATGCCAGATGCTACACCTCTAAGTGGTTCAGAAGCAATATCATTTGATGCAGGTGATAACAACTGGGAATTTAGACTTAAGGATGATACATGTGATTTGGAAGACAGAGATATTAACAAAACTAATAAAAAATATTTTTGGAATTTACATCCTGGCATGAGATGGTTTCATAATAACCAATTGCTATTAGATAGGTCTAAACCTGGAGAAAAACCTAGAGACATAGCAGTAGTATGTCCTTTAGGATTATATCAAAGTCTAACACATCTAGTTGACAATTCGCCTAAACTACATAAGGTTGGAACTTTTTATTTTGTTTGCTAAGTTATATACGTATATAAATACGTTATGATAGATAAACAACCATTTGAGAAAACCTTAGATAATTTCAAATCTACTGGCAAGTACAGAGTTTTCAACGACATTGTAAGAGAACGAGGAGCTTTTCCTGAAGCTATTTGGTACGGTCCTTACAATATCAAAAACATAGTAAACTGGTGCTCAAATGACTATCTCGGTATGGGTCAGCATAAGGTTGTGATTGATGCTATGCATACTGCACTTGACCAAACAGGAAGTGGTTCAGGTGGAACACGAAACATAGGCGGCACAAGTCATTATCACGTTGCATTAGAGAACGAACTTGCCCGATTGCATAGCAAAGGAGCGGCTTTGCTCTATACCAGTGCTTATGTTGCCAATGAGTGGACACTCATCGCTTTAAGCAAAATCATTAGTAATATATGTTTTTTGTCAGATTCGAAGAATCATGCATCTTTAATACAAGGTATCTTGCATTCTAGAGCAGAAAAACGTATATGGACTCATAATGATATGAGCGATTTAGAAAAGAAATTACAGGAAGTTACCGCATTAGGACTAGTACCATGCATAGTCTTTGAATCCGTGTATAGCATGGATGGCGATGTCTCTCCTATTTCAAGTGTTTGCGATTTAGCTGACAAGTATAATGCTATTACATATATAGACGAAGTTCACGCAGTCGGACTGTATGGAGATACAGGTGCAGGTTTTTGCGAACAAGTGGGCGAAACACGTATAGATATAACAAATGGCACACTTGGAAAGGCGTTTGGAGTTCAAGGTGGGTACATTGCCGGTGACGGAACGGTCATAGACGCAATCCGCAGTGTAGCCAGTGGGTTCATATTCACCACCAGCACAAGCCCGGTTATTTGCTCTGGTGCATTGGCTTCAATTAAGTATCTAAAGGATCATAACGAGTTGAGGATACAACATCAAGAAAGAGCTAAACGACTTAAAGAGATGCTGGCTGAAGTAAACATAGAAGTGCATGCTTCAGCTTGCACACACATTGTACCAGTAATGGTTAGGGATCCTGTGTTATGTAAAAATATGAGTGATATGTTATTAAATGATTATAACATCTATATACAACCGATCAATCACCCAACGGTTGCACAAGGAGAAGAACGTTTACGCATCGCGCCTACTCCTCTACATACAGATGCGATGATGCATAACCTAGTAGACAGTTTAAGAAAAACATTTAAACGTGTACGTGAAGGATGCATCTAAGGAGCAAAAATTGATTAAAAAATATATTTGGATGGGGATAGGATTCTTATCGCTTGGAATGGCCTATATCGGAGTAATAGTCCCAGGTATTCCCTTTTCTATCTTCCTTGTATTCGCCGCATATTGTTTTGCAAAAAGTTCTAAACGTATGCATGATTGGTTATATAACCACAAATACTTTGGCCCATTTTTAACGAATTGGGTACAAAAGAAAGTATTTCCAACCAAAGGTAAGTATTTGATGTTATTAGTAATGGCATCATCACTAGCATTTCTGTGGTTTACAACCGAAAACTTAAAAGCGGTTGCATGGAGCGGAGGTTTCATGGCACTTGTTGCTATCTGGGCTTGGAGGTTTCCTGGTTCAGTTCAGGAACATGCAGATAGAATAGAACAGGGAAAAAAGATAGGTTGGATAAAGTAGACCCCGCTGCAGGCTACAGGTAATTACGCCAACTTGGATGCCGTACACTGATTTCTAATTGTTTTCTTTTATGGACAAGGTCATAGTAGTCTGGTTTGTACGGCATTCTTTTTGGTTTCATCACCATTCTGTTTCCTTTGCGTGTGTTGCAAGGACCGCAGGCGGACACTATATTTTCCCATCTTGTCTTTCCACCCATGCTGAGAGGCCTAACATGATCCATTGTTAACAATTTTCTTGGGTATTGATTATTACAATATTGGCAGGTGAAAAGATCTCTAATATATAAATTTGTTTTACTGAACCTAGGTTGTCGCCTACGGCGTTGAAAGTCTTTAAGCAAAATTACTGCCGGCACCTTTGTTTCCCAACTAGCACTACTCACTACCCAGTCGTCATACCACTCAAGAACATCACACTTGTCTAAATACATGTAAGTAATTGCCTCTTTCCACTGCACCGCACTCAGTGGTAGATAACTAACAGGTTGGGCATCGGCATTCAGCACCAATACATCGGACACAAATAACTCTCCTATTCAGCCGTATTTATTTTGGCAACACAAATACCTTGTTCATTAGGTGGAAAAAATCCATCTTCGCCTTGCCTCTCTACTGCAAAATAATCCCTTGCCCAAAAACAATCGTGCATATCTGAAAACGTGCCTTCTATCTTTGCTTCAACACCGGTTGCTGTCAACATGATATGGACTAATATCCATTTCATATATGTTCTCCGTTCCAAAGTGGCATCTTTAATGTTACCACAGGAGGTTGTGTGTCATCTTCAAAGTTGGCAGTGGCATGAGCACAACCTAATTCTACAAGTTGGGCATTTGGATCAACATTTTTTTGAGCGAAAGACTTTAGTCCTGCAATTATTTCATCTTTATTTCTTTCATAAAAACTAAAACATTTTTCATGATGGTTAAAAGCTATACCCCACGAGATATGCTCCTTTGTTTCTCCGTTAATGGTTAACATTGCATAGAATACTATCGCCCATTTCATATTGAACTTTTCCCTTCATTTTTTACGTCATTTAAAAATCGTTTTAATTTTTCTTCTGGAACACAAAATAGTTTTTCCATTTTATCATTTGGAAATGTTCTAAATAGATGTCCGTTGATAGCATTTCCGTTTTGTTCTACATATTCAATACACGATTCTGAATTTTCAAATTGAGGTGTGTGCCAAATGTAGATATCTTTTTTGCCTCCAGCATATACCGTTGCCATGATAGCAATTAAAAACCAGTTCATGTCAATCTCCTGAGTAAGGTTGAAAGTTTGTTCCATTAAATAACATACAGGCTACTCCGTCAGCATACAATTGAAACATAGTCCAATTACCCTTTTCTTGATCTACAAAAAAAGCCATACCACCTCTAAAAGGTCTACCTGCAGTGGCAGAAAAAGTTACACCTTCGCCCATAAACAATAATTTTTCACCATGCTCTTCAGCAAGTCGCTCCATTTCAGCATAATTATTACAAGGACTTTGAAGCAACAAAAATTTTGTGCCTTTTCTTTCCTCTCCTAATACTGACCCTCCAAACAGAACCGACAACAGAATAATCATCGCCGCGGATAGTTTGGTCATTGTATCTCCTCTACCTGTTTATATACTCTAAAAAGTTCTGTGCAATAATCACATTAATTCTATTTTGCACTTTGGTCCAGTCATTAGTACCTACTTGAAAAGTATCTCTCTCTGTATATAGCTTTAAAAGTAATTGTCGACCATTTGTTTGGTTGCTAGACTCAAGCATCGTTGCCACTGTTCTTCTCCATCATATTCAAATATAATACTATCATTGGCTTCACAAGTCAACCAACGGTTCTCCAACCTATACGGAAAGACACCTTGTATTTCCATGTTCAGTTGGTTAGGTGCCCAAGCACTAAATCCTGACATCATTCTCCAGTTGACAGGACAATTACCTTGAGCAAGTTTTTCCAGCATTATATCATCACTAGAGATTCTGTAGCCTCTACCAGCTTCTGCTGTATTTTTACTTTGCCATTCGTCTGTATGAAGTAAGACAAGAGCTCCTTGATTAACAGGGCCACCTCTAAATAAATTTGCCGCGGTATCAAAAATTATACCTTTGTCTTCGGCAATGTCTCTCACCGGTATTGCACTCTGTCTATTTAGGCATACGCCAACACTACCGTTTTGATCATCTTGATACATATAAATTGCAGTTTTATGAAATGGATTGTCCAAAGGTAGTTTAGGATGTGAAACTAATATTTTTCCTCTACGTGTCATGAGTAATCTGGTAATGGCCCTCCATACCTTGCACCTTTAATCTTACGGTTGCCTACTGTTACTCTTTTACCACTAGATAATTTATGTGATTTCTTGCCATCTCTGGCCACTAGAGCTCTGCTTTTACAACTCGCTAGATCACTAACACCCATTTTTGACTTAGGTGTGTTCTTACAATATGCTTTGGTTGGCTTACGCTCGACTACTTGGTATACTTTCATACAAGTATTTATCTTACCTGTAGCGGTCGGCAGGATTTTCATAGGCCCCGCTGCACGGTTCTGGCGATAAGCGGAAAGTAAGTGCTTTTCTTGGGCCTTTTGTGGTGTTTATAGATACCTCTCCTGACTTCTCGTGGAACTCTATCTTTGTAATGCGGGCTTTCTCATTATTTTTGCCGACTAGGATCTCTTGTCCTAATTCTAGGTTTAGGGCTAGGTTTGAATATGTCATGGGATATCTCCTTTTGGAATGCTGTCCGACTGGACGCACAAATATTTATCGCCAAAATCACTTGACATAGTGATAAAGATATATTATATTGTAGAGGAAAGTTAGGAGGTTTTATATGCGTACATTACTTTTATTAGTTGGTCTTTCAATGCTAGGTGCCTGTAGCTCTATACCTTATGGTTGCCGTTCCTACGATAATTGCACTCCTACAGGGCTCTATGCACCTCAACACTATCCTATGTCTCAACAAGACTCTATGCGGTACCTTTATAAAGACGACCCTGAAAACCATCCTGAAGCAGTTTTTGAACGATACAAGATCAAAAAGTTCAAAAAATAATTTTGGTTGAAAAAAAATATCCTGAGAAATCTTTCAAAAAAAGTTACCAAAATAGGTTGACCTTTACAGGGTATGATATTATATTGTAGAGACAATAAGGCAACGGAGGGATTTATGCCAGAACAATTAGAATTATTTACAAGTGAATGGGGTATTAGAAACGATGTGGCACATCTTATAGACCCATTGAACGAACTTTTACCTATGTTTGGTATGGTTAAAAATGCTAATAAAAATAAAGCATTAGAAAAATTTAGAAAGGCACAAGGTGTTGCCTATGATATTTTTAATAACGGTCTTATGAACAGGGGTAAAAGCCTAAAAGTATTAGGCTTAAAAAAATATGATTTACCACTTCCTGAATACTACGGCAGGGATAGTTATTTTCCGGGAAACTGGGAAAGGATTGAATACATTGTGTCAGAAGCATTGACTCCTATTATAGTAGAGGCGGCAAAAGAACAAGGCATAAGTTAACCAAAAAGGTTGACTTTAGATAAAAGCGACTCTATACTGTATAGACAATGAGGACAAGAAAAGAGGGAATTATGTTTTATATTTACGAAAGATCATCTACTTATATTATTGGTAAGCCTGATTCAAAAGGTGTCGCTAGACCAAATCATAGTCAAGTCTATAAAACTATGGCGGCGGCGAAAGCAGGCTTAACCAGAATCAAAAAGGCAGAAAATTTATTGCCTACTGATCCAAATTATGCAGACTTTAGATATGCAATCGCAGAAGTAAATTATTTTCATCAGAAGATAGAAAAGTCTGTAAAGAAGAAGAACTTAATGAATGGCGATATCTTTCATGAGAAAGTAAATACG